GTTAAAATAGGTAAAAATGTTCAAGACGTCGTGCCAGGAGATTATGTTGCAACAAGAGGTGAGCCGGCGTATGCCGACACTTATAATGTACGATCCAAAGAATATGTTAAAGTACCCGAAGCACATCCAAAATATATTTTAGAACCAGTGGCTTGTGGAATTAATGTAGTAACTCAACCTTTAAGAGAAATTGCAGAACGAAGTGGTCCGGGCAAGAGATTACTGATTCTCGGTAGTGGCTTTCTCGCTTGGGTTGCTTACCATACTGTTTTACTAAATCATTTAGATTTTGAAATCACTGTTATCGGTAACAGTAATAAGAATCTATGGGGAGATAAACTGTCCAATGTGTATCACGGAAAGTTTGATGTAATCATTGATTTAAGTAGTCACCCGGATGTATTCACAGAAGATATTTTAAACAATGAATCTTTAGTAGTAATGGGTGTACAAAAAGAGATCCGGACAAATTTTTCCAATTTACTTTGGAAAGCTTGCTCTATTGTATTTCCTAGTCCAAGAACCGATAAGTTCTACAAGGCAATGCAGGATGCTGAATATTGGATCACAAACGGTGATATCAATGTTGACATGTTTTGGACAAAAAGCTATTATAGAGATACTGCATGGCAGCAGGCATTTAATGACGGACACCTTAGGCCACTGGGTTACAGCAGGGGCTACATTTATTGGAATAAAAATGGGAATTAATACGCAAAATCGCCAACAAGTAGATTATTTTGTTGGCACAGAGGTTGAAAATACTATTATGAAAGGCGAAAAGACCTTGTTTGTAGTAGGCATTAAACCTGTAGACGAAATTATCAAATTGGCGGAAGAACACAATATTCAACACATTTATTTTGGTACTAGTCAAAGTTTTCATCCCGCCAATCCATATGATTGGGCATCGTGGAATGAAATGATTAAACCCTTGCTAATTAAAGATTATTTTGTTACACTAGACTTCGACGTACAATATTGTAAAGAGATTCACGAAGAATCCTGGTGTGAATACAAAACTTTCATTCCCATGATCAGTGTTAAGATTCCTTACATTAAGTTATATAATTATCATGCCACAGTTAAAATTGACGATAACACGTGGGGTGACACTAATACCGGAGTATGGTGCCACCCACTCAATGAGTTACTAACACGCCAAGTATATACTGACTGGAAAGACTACATAGGCGATACGCCTGTTTTTCCCAAAGAATCTGAGGAATAAAATAATGAATCAAGAAACCCGTGAACAAGCAAATTCTATTATGAGTCGTGCAGAAAGAAAAATTTGGGTAACGTTTCGTAAAGAAGGAATCCATTGTTATCCGGCAGCAGCAACCGACCCCATGCTAGCAACCGGAGACGAATATGATGTAAGCTTCTTAGGCTCTCCACATCGACATATATTTCATTTTAAAGTTTGGATTGATGTCTTACACAATGATCGGGACATAGAATTCATTCAATTTAAACGATGGTTAGAAAATCTTTACAAAGACGGAACTCTTAAGCTTGATTATAAATCATGTGAAATGATGTCTGATGATCTTTATATTCAAATTACTGCAAAGCATCCAGGACGAGCAGTCTGGATCGAAGTCTCCGAAGACGGTGAAAACGGAGCTCTTATCAAATACGAAACTCACCAACCCATTCAACGTATTAAAATTTAAGGAAAATTGTAATGGCACAGCCTAAATACATCGAAAAATATCTACGTATTAAACCTGAAGTTGATAGAATTTTCGACGACTTAGAAGGATATAAAAACTTTTGTCGGTTTAACATGCTTAAATTCGACGAACGAGATTTGTATAAATCCGAGCAATATCGTAAATTTGAAAAATATCGCAACTGGCGAAATAAACAATTTGATAAACAACAAAATAATTTCTAATAATGGCTAAAATCTTTATTGTGGATTTGGAGTCAGTTGAAACTAGGTACACTGCCCAATGGAAATCGCATGTACCTAGTTTACTAAAGAAAGCAGGTCATGATGTTCACGTTATTTCAGGTCCTACTGATATCCCAGACGCTACTACTCCTGGTGCCTTTCTTAATTTTGGCGGCACCAACATCTACAAGGCTAGCCAAGTTGAGCAAATGGGTAGACTCTTCACCCAAGGTAAAGTTATTGCTGGTGATCATTTTATCTTTACAGATGCTTGGCATCCTGGCATTATCAACTTAAAGTATATGAGCGAGTTACTGAACATTCCAGTAACTACACACGGACTTTGGCATGCTGGCAGTTATGACCCACAAGACTTCCTAGGACGTCTTGTTGGAAAAAAGAGATGGGTCAGACATGCTGAAAAGAGTTTCTATCATGCGTTTGATCACAACTACTTTGCCACAGAGTTTCATGTAAAGTTATTCTTTGATGAACTTCTCGAAGATGGCTACCCGTCGGAGAATCCTTGGTATGAAGAAGATTGGGCTGAACGCTACGACGGCGGCAAGATTGTACGCACAGGTTGGCCTATGGAGTATATGGTTGACGTTCTAGAAAACTATAATACTAATCCCAAGCGTGATCTTATTTTGTTCCCGCACCGAATTGCGCCCGAGAAGCAAGTTGAAATCTTTCGTGACTTGGCTAAACAATTACCTCAATATGAGTTTGTGGTCTGCCAGGATCAGCAATTAAGCAAACATGAATATCACAAGTTGTTAGGCCGTGCTAAGATTGTGTTTAGTTGTAGTCTCCAAGAAACACTGGGTATAGGTTGCTATGAAGGCGCATTAGTTGATGCTATTCCTATGGTACCCGACAGGCTAAGTTATAAAGAAATGTATCCTGACATTTTTAAATATCCATCGTATTGGACTGAGGATTGGAATCAATACAATGCATATCGAGACAACTTATGTTTTGCTATCATGCAACACATGGATCATTACGAAACCCGATTACCACAATTAAAAGCATTGTCAAAGCATTTAACAGATAATTTTTTTAGTGCATATGAACTCCTTAAACGCATTTGACAGAATTCATCAATTCGAACAAGAACTAGCAGATTTTACTGGTGCCCCATATGCAATAATGACTGATTGTTGCACCCACGCTATTGAACTTTGTTTACGATATGACAAAGTAAAAGAAGTCAATTTTACTCCGTACACTTACATCAGTATCCCAATGCTAATGCATAAATTGAATATCAAATACAATTACTCAGATCACAGTTGGCAGAGATGGATCGGGGAATATCCTTTTATTAATACTAGAATCTGGGACAGTGCCAGGCGTCTAGAAGAAAACATGTATCGTCCTGGAATGATGCAATGTTTAAGTTTTGGACATGACAAACCATTGCATATCGGCAGGGGAGGTGCGATTCTATTAGATGATAAAGATGCATATGATTCCATTATTTTAATGCGTTACGATGGTCGGGACCTAAATACTAGACCTTGGACTAATCAAAAAGAATTTAAAATTGGATATCATTACAAACCAACCCCCGAAGAAGCAGAATGGGGCTTGGCATTAATGAAAGGTATAAGAGTTGACAAACCTATGCCTAAATATGTAGAATATGCAGATCTAAGGCAATTTACTATTACGGATTAATATGACAAATAAAAAAGAAACAGGATTGGACGCTATGTACGGTGACGGTGGATATCAGGAAGAAAAATATCTCGGCAACTATCTTCGCGCCAAGATGAGACGTGACGGCAAAAGATTTTGGGCAGGCGACAACATTAGTGAATATGTCGACGATCATAACAAAGAACAACTAATTGACGAAGCCGCAGAGGCGTTCGAACTAGTACTTGATCGTTTGCTGATTGACCGCGAAACAGATCCAAACAGTAAAGGCACAGCACGTAGACTGGCCAAAATGTACTTTAACGAAATAATGGCAGGACGATATGAACAAGCACCAGACGCAACAGCATTTCCAAATGACTCGGCGGATCGTTACGAAGGCATGCTGGTTGTTCGCAGTGAGCTTCGCAGTATGTGTAGCCATCATCACCAGCCCGTTAGTGGAGTTGCTTATATTGGTATTATTGCTGCCGAAAAGCTCATCGGTCTCAGCAAGTACACCCGCATCGCACAGTGGTGTGCAAGACGAGGTACACTCCAGGAGGAACTTTGTAATGACATTGCTCGGGAAATCGAAAAAGCCACAGGTGCAAAAAATCTAGGCGTTTACATTCAAGCAACTCACGGGTGTTGTGAGAACCGCGGCATTATGGCACATAGCAGTCTGACACAGACCACAGTATTAAAAGGTTCTTTCAAAGAAGATCCAGGTGCAAAGAAAGAATTTTTCGACAATATTAAATTGCAACAAGAGTTCGCTCCGCGTTAATTAACAGTAAGGAAACAAAATGGTAGCAAAAGCAGTAAACAAACTCAGTGATAAATTAACAAAAGTAAATGAATCATTTACAGTTAATATGTACGACAATGGCTTTATGGTAGAAGTTGGTGGCCGAAATAAAAAAGGTGACTATGTTAATGCCAAAATTTTGTGTAATACACTAGACGAAATGTTGGCATTGGTCAAAGAGGCCGGTGAAATGGATAGGGATAGTTAATAATGACTAACTGGCTAAGACAAAAATTTAAGAATTTTTTATACCCTGGGGATGAAGCAGAATTAGTACCTTCTAATAGACTGTCGGTAACCAGTAGTGATGACTACAACGAAGACAATACACTGAGATTTTCGGTTACTCCTGCAAGGGGAGGAATTATTGTGTCTGTTCGAAATTACAATAGAAAAAAAGATACTTCCGAAAATACTGTGCATGTTATTCACGATGATGAAGATGTAGCGCATAGAGTGTCCGAAATCGTCAGCATGAGTCTGCTACGTAATTGACAATAATTAAAGTATTCTGTAAAATAGTACCGTAATACTTTATCTAAGGATAGAACATGCTACTTAAATTACTCGAACGTTTTGGAAGAAAGCGTATCGTAATGGATCGTGTAAACGATGAACCGTATCTAGAACGTTATTATTTGTTCCTCAAAGACAGAAAGCGTTTTCCCTTCAATGTATTTTTACATAAATTTCTAAAATCAGATCCCGATGACTTGCACGACCATCCTTGGCCCTATTTTACCTTGATTCTTCGTGGCGGGTATTGGGAATGGGTTCCTCAGTTTAATTCAAAAGGCGAGAAATTTGGAGAAATTTCTGTATGGCGAGGACCGGGACACTTTAGATTTTGCAAAGCGTCTAGTTATCATCGAATCGAACTTGACCCAGCTGTAACTTGCTGGACTTTGTTTTGCCCAGGTCCACAACAAAAAGATTGGGGCTTTATGAGCAAAGGTCAATGGGTACAGTGGGAACAATATTTAGCCAGCAGAGCTAAATGATAACACTACCACCAGGCTGTACTGTAGTTTATCCTATATGGATAGACGTCAATGAATTAACTAAATCTATTATAGATTGGTACGAACACATAGGTGGTCGCCAGAAAATAGATACATATTGGAATCATCGAGGCCGCGAACATTCTAATGTATATGTAGCATACGGTCGCGGTAAATGGTGCCACTATCACCAAAACGGCGAGGGCGGTACTAGGTTGCATTTTAATGGAGAAGATGCTAGTATTGCATCTATGTTTATTATAAAATTTTTAGATAACATAACCAATCACAATCTTAAAGAACACATGGAGAGAAAAGAAAATGAATATTACTAACAAAGAATATCACGGCCTTATTGCAAAAATTTGCAGGGATATCGCTGTCAGCAATTGGCGGCCAGACTACATTGTGGGCATGGTACAAGGCGGACTTATTCCAGCCGTAATGATCGGTAATTATTTTAATATTCCAGTGAATACTTTGAGCAAGGAAGAAAGTAATCTATGGATGGCTGAAGACGCATTTGGGTATGTATCATCATCTACTATGCCTCGGCCCACTGGAGAAGTTACAACTGATCCAGCCACACGTAAAAATATTCTGGTTGTCAACGACATTAATAACACTGGTAACACAATTAACAATTTAATGGAAGACTGGCGTTCTGGATGCTTGCCCAACGATCCAGCCTGGGAAGACATTTGGAATAACAATGTTAAGTTTGCTGTTGTATACGACAATATCAGTAGTAAATCAAAAGTTACTGTAGACTTCTGCGGAGAAGAAATCTCCAAGAGTAAAAAAGAACGTATAGTTTTTCCTTACGAAAATTGGTGGATGTAATATGAAATACGATTGGAATAGCTTTCCTAAATACGTTATCGATTGCGGCAAATTAAGCGAGCCGTCTGATTTATGTAAAATTTTTAAACATTATAAAATTGACAAATATGTCTATGAGTTTGTATTCGATAACGCTATCAAAGTTAAGACTGGAATGAGTGCTGCTAAAAGCATTTCGAGAACCTGGGGAGAACGTGTATATCGTCAATTGGCTCATGCATTTAGTTGGGGATATTTGAGAATAGACGGCTCCAGTGGAGCAGATTGGCTAGTTATCGAGCGAGACTTCAAACTCGAGTATGGTATTGATTTAGATCACAGAAAATTGTCACTTATTGTATGGGACGTTACAAATTATAATTTTAAATCGTACACTCCTTTTAAAGAAGTCGAAGACATGGAAAGTGAACGCATAGAAGAACATATTAAATTAACAGGTAAAAAACCGATTGGCAACATCAATGATGAATCCAATAAAAGAAATAGAACTTATGTCTCCAAGCAATTATTTGAAAAAGTATTCGACTGGGCATAAATATTATCTCAAGAGGACTTCCATGGCATTCATCCCTCTCTAAAAATTCTGCATGTCATCAAACTTGCTACTTAAATAAAGGAGACTAGAGATGGCAAAATCCTCAACAGCTGATTTAATCAGACACTTAGAAAACAACCTGCCTTACATAGGCCCAGTCAGTTACAAATATACCAGCACTAAAGAGTATCATGATGCTTTTCCCTGTGCCTATCGCCAGTGGCGAGCAGACAGCCACTGTAACTTAATCCACGGGTACAGTTTTTCAATGAAGTTCTACTTCGGTACCAACGACTTAGACGTTCGTAACTGGGCTGCTGACTACGGTGGACTTAAAGAACTTAAAAAGATTTTAGAAGATCAATTTGACCATACCTTGATTGTGGCAGCCGATGATCCAGAAATGGAAACATTCAAGATGCTACAAGAAAAGAATATGGCAAAAATTGTTGTACTGCCTAAGCTAGGTTGCGAAGGTCTAAGCGACATGCTTTACAAATACGTCAACGGCGTGTATATTCCCGAGATGTGGGGCGAAGGTGAAGCCAAGCGTCTATGGTGTTACCGCGTAGAAGTTCGTGAAACTCAATCCAATATGGCATTCCGCGAAGGACATCGCGAATGGAACGAGGACTTATTTGCATGACTTTTGCATATAAAGAAGGATTTTTTTATTCCGATTTAGAAAATTGGACTGCTAAAATTCTAAGGCATGAAGATCAATTTTATTCTTTATGTTATGCATTTGGCATTATACCTAACAATTCAGCTGAGTATAGTAATATCGATGAGCAAATATCATTTGTTTTAAATAATAAAACAAGAACCCCATTAAATGTATTAGAAATCGGCCCAGGCAGAGGTGAGTTAGCGTGTGCATTGTCTAAAATGGGTGTAAATGTCACTGCAATAGATGTTGCACAAGGTGTTCAAAATTGGTTTAATAAAACCGCAAAACACTACTTCGGCGATTCGATTAATGTTCCTGTTGCCATAGAAAGTAATATAAAAGATATCGCTATAAATTTCACAAAGTTTGACACTATTGTCATGTGCGAATCAATTGAACATATTACAGAAATAGATTTTACATCAACATGGGAAAATATTTGTAGAAATTTCAGCGGATTATTTTGTATAACAAATGGATTCTGTATGCATCCTTTACCGATTGGAAGCGGGTGGCCTGACGCAGAAAAAATTCATTGTAGAGTAATCGACGATAACTTATATGATGATATGAGTTCCAAATCAAAAAAAGTTATACATAGAGATCGGTCACACTTAGTATTAGAGTTTTAAATATGAAATACACTATCAACGATATCGGTGGTGACGTTATTAAAGATAACAAAACATACTCCCTTAAATATAAAAAAGACTTGTTTGCATGAGCTCTGAATCAGATTTCAAAATGTTTAAGTGGGTGCCTGATGGCACCTACGATTACAGTGAGTTTTTATGTCGCTACGTAATTGTAGACAACAATCCGAAAATTGTAATTAGTAAACATTGGATAGATAACGGCGGGCCTGGCGATGTATCAAAGGAACTAACACAACCATGGGGAGCATTCCCTGACATGCCGCCTAAACCAAGTAAGAAATGATAAAAAAGATTTGGCGTATATGGGCCAAGGCGCTGGGAGAAAAGTCAGGCAGTACGGATTCTGAATCAGACCGTATTGCTTGCATTCGTACTTTAATTGTGTTATCATACATCATAACTAACTGCTTTATTATAGCAGGTGTAATTCGACATTGGAACTAGTATGTTTAAATTAAATCCCGGAAGTCATGAAGAAGTATTGGGTATTCTTCAAGAAGAATGTGCAGAAGTCATTGTAGAAGTTAGTAAAATACGAAGATTTGGTATCGATAGTGTTCATTATAAAACTGGTTATAAACATTCTGCAATGTTAGAAATGGAAATTGGTGATGTGTTAGCCATGGTGGATATTCTACTAGAACAACAGATCATTAGTTGGGAAAACTTAGAATTGGCCAAATTGGCCAAAAAAGAAAAACTTAAAAAATGGTCTAATATATATGAAACTCAAAGTCAGTGAAATTTTTTATTCAGCACAAGGCGAGGGCAGATTCGTAGGAGTGCCCAGTGTATTCTTGCGAACATTTGGATGTAACTTTACATGTGCAGGATTTGGATGCGCTCCTGGTGTTAATAGCACAGAAGCAGACGATGTTGCAAAAAACGTTCATTTGTACAAAGACTTCAACAGTTTGCCGTTGGTAAATACTGGTTGTGACAGTTATGCCAGCTGGCATCCAGCATTTAAAGATCTAAGTCCCACCATTGCCACAAATGACTTAGTGGATCGTATGTTGAAACTTACACCCAATAATAAATGGGTTCAAGACAACGGCAATGACGTGCATCTTGTTATTACTGGCGGGGAACCTTTATTAGGTTGGCAACGTGCCTATGAAGAATTGTTGAGTAATCCTGCCATGGCCGATCTGCAAAATTTAACTTTTGAAACAAATGGCACACAGGAACTACAGCCTGCATTTAGACACCATTTACTTAATTGGACATTAAACTCTAAATTAAATTCTAAAGGTGATCGCAGAACTTATAACAATCTTACCTTTAGTGTCAGTGCTAAATTAAGTGCCAGTGGAGAACGTTGGGAAGATGCTATCCGTCCTGAGATCGTTGCCAGCTATCAAGAAATTGGTCATACATATCTTAAATTTGTTGTCGAAACTGAAGAGCACTTTGCTGAAGTGGATCGAGCAGTAAAAGAATTCAGAGCAGGCGGATTTACTGGTGCTGTCTACGTAATGCCGCAAGGGGGTGTTGTTACTCCCTACGAAAAAAATCGAGTTCGTGTGGCCGATTTTGCAGTTAGTAAAGGCTACTATTACAGTCCAAGACTACACGTTGACCTTTGGGGCAATGGGTGGGGGAAATAATTTAAAGGAGATTCATTGTGATGGAAACGAAAAAAAGAACAATAGCCAGAATGATTAGTTATCGACTAACTGCATGGTCATTTACTATTCTATGGACTTATATGTTTACCGGTAATATTGCTAATGCCACTGGCTTTGCCACCGCACTACATATCTTACTCAGTATCGATTACTACATTCATGAACGCATTTGGTTAAAAATTAAGTGGGGATTAGAGTGATGGGAACAGCGACCAGCGACGAGATGACCCAAGCATACGACCCGTTCGACGATCGAGCAGTATTTGAATATAAGTATAGTTTCATACCTCGTCGTTGTTACACAACTGGTCAGTGGGTATGGGGTGTAGCTATGCGTGGCCGCCGCATAATCGGGGGCCCAGGCGACCCTGTGGTCGAAGATCGTTGGTATCATCGTCACGAGGCCATTATTAAGATGTTAAAAGGGTAAGATATGGGAATATTCGATAAACTGTTTAATAAAGAACAGCCTGTTAAAGAAGAAACAACGTTGCCTGTAACTGAATCAGCACCTAAAGCACCTCGGGTTAAAAAAACTACACAACCTAAGAAAACACCTAAACAAATTGCCACAGAAAAAGGCGAACCATGGGTTAATATTACCAGCGTGGAATTGGATCCTGACAATATCGGTAATGGTGCATTTGAACTAGATTGGAATGATTTTTTTGTGGCCAAACTAGTTCGGTCTGGTTATAAAGGCAAAGACGATTCTCAGATCGTGGATCAATGGTTTCAGGATGTTTGTCGTAATGTTGTTATGGAAACATTTGAACAGTATGAAGCCAATAATCCCAGGCCCGTAACCGGAGTTCAACGAAAAGATTTAGGTGGCGGCCGTAGTGAGGTAAGTTAAAATGCTCAATCACTGGCAAACAAAAACTGTGCCATATAGTTGGAATCCTAAAAAAACTCTAATAGAATGGGCTGGAACTGATACCATTGATAAATTTAAACAAAATCCAGAATCTTCTAAATGGCAGAACATAGATATAACATATAAGTATAGCCGCGAGGGATTTAGAACTTACGATTTTGACTCTTTAAAAGGAAAAGAAATCGACATAGCATTAGGTTGTAGTCATACCATGGGAATAGGTAACCCCGTCGAGTGGATATGGCCCAGTCTGGTAGAAAAGGCAAGACCTTATCCTATGCTCAATTTAGGACTAGGGGCCGGGGCATCTGACACCGTTGCTAGAATTTTAACTAATATTACTGGTTTATTTCAAATCAATACTGTATTCATTCTCTGGCCTAATTTAAGAAGATTTGAAACTTTTAAGGATAGTGGTCCAGCTTTCGTCATTCCAGAAAGTTGTAAATTGGAGCATACATGGAACATGGACCATAATATTTCATTGCAACGTTTTCATAAAAATAAATTAATTGTAGAATTATTACACAATCGCATTGAATCCATGGTTGGTCCAGTATACGAGAATATTGACTGTGGAGTCAAAAAATGCCTAACGTCACATAAAATTTTAGATTATGCACGGGATGGTATGCATTTTGGTCCTGAAACTCATAAATTAATAGCGAAATTATTTTTAGAAAAGTTGACAAATATCAAATAAACTGCTATTATTACTGCACTATGCGATATCTTATTGTTGACACAGCCAATACATTCTTTCGTGCAAGACACAGTGCCCATCGTCAAAGCGACACATGGGATAAACTAGGTTTTGCTATTCACGTAACTCTTGCCAGTGTAAACAAAGCATGGCGAGATCAAAAAGCAGACCATGTAGTGTTCTGCCTTGAAGGTCGTAGCTGGCGCAAGGATTTTTATGAACCCTACAAGAAGAACCGTGCAGTTGCCCGAGCCGCGCTCACAGAAAAAGAAGCAGAAGAAGATCGACTGTTTTGGGAAGCTTTTGACGACCTTAAAACTTTCTTATCCGAACGCACCAATTGTACTGTTCTCCAGCACAAAGAGTTGGAAGCAGATGACTTGGTGGCAGGATGGATCCAAGCACACCCTCAGGATCACCACACCATTGTAAGCAGTGACACTGATTTTCATCAGTTGCTGGCTGACAATGTCAATCAATACAATGGGATAGCAGATGAATTACATACGCTAGAGGGAATTCTTGACAAGAAGGGTAAGCCTGTTATTGATAAGAAAACTAAACTACCTAAAGTTATTCCTGACCCCGAATGGATCTTGTTCGAAAAATGTATGCGAGGAGATCCCACAGACAATGTGTTTAGTGCCTATCCCGGAGTTCGTAAAACTAAATTACAAGAAGCTTTCAGCGATTTGAAAAACAAAGGATTCGCTTGGAATAACCTAATGTTAACTAAATGGATTGACCATAATAAACAAGAGCACAAGGTATTAGACGATTATAATAGAAATCGTGTACTGGTCGATCTAACGGCACAACCCGACAACATTAAAGTTAAGATTGCAGAAACTATTGAACAAGGAAGTATAACACTTAATCGACCGATGGTTGGTGCTCAATTCTTAAAATTTTGTGGTAAGTATGATCTTATTAAGTTGAGCGATAATTCCTCTACTATTAGTGCAGTACTGTCAGCGAGTTACCCAGGATGAATATACGAATTCAAAAACTTGCCGAGCAAGCCACTGATGTTATTGAGATTGTTAATCCGGACACAGGAGTTACTCACACACGAGAATTTTTTGACAAAGAAAAGTTTGCCAAACTGATTGTAATCGAATGTGCTGGATTATTTCCCAATGTTTATGTGTCACTTGAAACTGAATGGGGACACACTCCTGTTATTGCAGAAGATTATATAAAAAATCATTTCGGAGTTGAATAATGAAGTTATACAAACACAGTAACGGTAAGACAAGCCTCTTCCCTGAGCGCATTCCTCAAGGGTGGGAAGTTATGTTGAAACCAGATACGTTTGAAGTTGTATGGCGTAGGATTAGGAGCAGATAAAGTATGAACAAAGAACTATTAAAGAAATTTCAATTAGAGGCAGGGGGTAGTCATTACCCCGGTGTCAATCCAGAAATGCAGTTGTCGTTTGCTCGGCAAATTGTTGAAGAATGTATCGATGCTGTTCGCAATACAGATACCAGGCATGCGTACACTACTTTTGACAAAGGTCTGATTGACGCTACTGTTCAAAACTCTATCAAATCAATTAAAGAAAGATTTGATCACAATGTCATTTAAAATTCGTCAGAGCCGATTTCGCACACTACGATCAAAAGATCCTAACTTTAATTTAACAGATGGATTGTTGATTACCCCACGAGCAGGATTTGAGATCAGCCAAGGTTGTCCAAAAGAATACAAGATGATTATCAGTGAATGTATTAATAACGGTTGGATTAAACCTGTAGCAAATGTTTATGATCACGAATTAACTTTTGACTTATTAAAGGATGTATCTGTATGAAACTTATTGATGTAATAGTTGCCGCAGAAGGACGAGTCAGTGGCGGCAGCGAATATTGCTGGAACTGCTGGGGTTACAATGCAAGGTTCATGGAATTTGCCGACGTTGATGGACAGGAATTTTGCACTGTAGTATTTGACTGCAAGACCTATGATGTCTATGACATTCAAATTTTTGTGCCAGGCTACGATCAATGTTTTATTTGGTGGAATCCCGAGTTTAAAGAATCTCATCACAACGAATCAAAGGTTCGAGACATCGATCCTCTAAGGGCCTTCGATGATGTATTTTTTACTGAAGTAGATGAAAAAACTATAATGGAATATCTTAAAGATGTGGCAGCTACTTACTATGATAATTTGCTTGTACCGGAGACCCAATGATCTCATTTCGAAATTGGCTGACTAATCTTTATTTCGAAAATAAAGAAGAACGGTTCTATTGGGGTAACAAGACTCTTTCACTAGAGGAATACTTTAATCAGTACAAATGGTGGCTGCGGCGGGAATACAGATTTCAACAAAGAAATAAAAAATGATTAGCACTCTTCTTTTTATACTTGTTTTGTTTCAAATTAAACATTGGTACATCGATTTTGTAAATCAAAACGATGAAGAAGTAAAACACAAAGGCATTTACCTCGACTGGTTAGGTGTTAAGCACAGTCTTAAACATGGTGTTGGTACTTTTGCTTGTCTTTGGACTGTGACTGGATGGGCTAACATTGAATTTGCACTTTTTATTGGCGTATTAGATTTTATTTTACATTATCACATCGATTGGGCTAAAATGAATTACGGTAATAAAGACATTACCACACCCCAGTTCTGGAATCATCTCGGACTAGATCAAATGGCACATCAATTGTGCTACATCGCATTTGCAGGACTTACAGTATTATGAATGAACTAATTGCCAAACCTATTTTAAAAAACAAATATTGGATCGTAGAACAACGAGGATCTAAGGTGGCTACTATCCAAGCCATCGACGACGGTGGATTTGTTTACGTACAAGAAAACAAAAGAGAAAAATTTTCTACTATTAAATTACTCAGTAAAGCTTATAACTTAGTATTTGATCAAGGTGTAAAAAAAGAAAAAGTACTTCAAGAACACCATAATGTATATGGTTATCCTGTGACCAATAAACCATGGAATATACTGTGGGATGTTAAACATCAATTTCCAGTATATACTAAAACCAGTAAAAGCAAAAGTTTTTATTGTGCAGGATATTACATTATCAAATTCAACAATGGGTGGGTTAAGAGTTATTGCCCAAAATTTATTACTCTAAACAGATACCTATTCCAAGGTCCGTTTAAGACTAAAGAAGAAATGAACGAAGCGCAAAAGGCTGCAAAATGAACGAGTTAAACCTAAGTCTTCATTTAAAGAATTACAATGATAAAGTCAAAGTTATGAACCAAACGGGCGGAAAACAACTTACATTAAGTGCCAACGAAGCTCGCAGTTTACATGCTGATATTTTCGATTTACTTAACCACTGTGCTGAACTAAGTAAAAAATTAGAAATTCGAAATAATGCCAATGACAGTGTCATTAGCATCTCCGTTGACGGCGGGGGGTTTAAATAAACCCAGTATACTTAGACTAAATATAATAGAGTCAATTAACTATGAGTAGACCTAAACCAAATGTGCTGGTTGAGCACGTAAATAAAATCAATTACAAATCTGATCAGATTCTGAGCAGTGAGGGCATTTGGGCGGTTTTTTACGACAATAACCCAATCAATCTTAAAAGTAGTAATATGCTGGTCAGCTATCCTGGACCAAAATATAAAAAGACAAGTTTTAGCAATCCGGGTCATGCCATCAATCTTGCTAAAAAATTAAACAGTTTATTTAAAACTGATTTGTTTACAGTTGTTCTTTTAAAAAGCGGCGATAGAATTTTTCCTTAATGAATCCAAGTGATTGTCGGTTCAAAGCGTTTTAATCAAACTCAGCTTACAAAAATTTTTTCGGATATGTCTGGGGTTCATTCCAGCAAGCTAGTATATCAAATTTGGAACAATCCCAAAGATAACAACAGTCTGAGGCTTAGTCTGGCTGGTTATAAGTTTCTTGTTCAAGACTTAAAATTAAAATCTTATAAATTTGAATTTGATAAACCGCTGGCTAATAAACATCTATTACAATTAGAACGTCTATTTCAAGGCATGTATTACCTAATAGGTGCTCATAGGATAGTTGTATTTGATGAACAAGAAGCTGCCATGCTAAGTCTCATGGACGGCGACCTTAAAAAATATCTAAGTAATCTAGAAAGTAATACTTAATTACTAGTGCATTTGTTGTAAAAATACAACAATATTTTGGTTGCTCGAAATTCCCAATTTTGCTATACTATTGGAATAGTAAACAAAACGGAGTTCAAATTGAATCAACTGACCCAAATCCAACAAGTTAATCAAGCAATTATGTTTGGCGATTTCACCGACGCAGAACTCACCAGCATCCTGAATGCTGTTCAATTTGCTCGTGGGCAACTTCGCAAAGATAAAATCCGTTCTATTAAGTTGGGCGATTCTGTGAAATTCACTAGCACTAAACGTGGTATGACTATTACAGGAACGGTTGACAAAATTGCCATTAAATTTGTAACAGTTCGTAGTAATCAAGGGCTGTGGAAAGTACCCGCTAACATGCTGGAAGTTGTGTAAAAACAACAGATTTTTGGTTGTCCAAAAATCCCATTTTTGCTATAATAATGGTATAGTAAGTAACAAAGGGCACTAAATGCAAATCGCAACAGCAATCAAACACATCGAAAAAGAGTCAAAATTCCTGGGTATGGGTTTCTTGGAAACAATGAAATTCATCCAAAAGAATCCTCTTGCTCAGCCCCAAAAAACCATCGATGCATACCGTGTCATTGTAGAAAAAAGTGCCAAAATGTTTAGCCCAGTCTAAACGGTTGTCCAAAATTCGGAATTTTGCTATAATATTGGTATTGTAAACAAAACGGAGTTCAACATGGCATACATGAGTCAAGAGCATAAAGCAAAACTGGCGCCTACTATCAAAGCCATTTGCAAAAAGTACGGTGTCAAAGCCACTCTTTCTGTTCGTAGTCATAGCTCGCTGGTGCTGACTGTTAAGCAAGGTGACATCGACTTTGGTGGCGATTATATCCAAGTTAATCCGTATTGGTATCACGAGCACTTCACTGGCCGCGCCAAAGAGTTCCTGTCTGAGGTAATTCCAGCTATGTATGGTCCTGACTATTTCGACGAGTCCGATGCCCAGACTGATTACTTTCATTGTAGTCACTACATCGACGTCAACATTGGTCGGTGGGATCAACCTTATGCTTTTGTAAAATAACAACAGACAATAATTCAGTTTTTAGGTATAATATAATTTTACACACAAAGGAGTTTTTAAATGGGTAAAGAGACTGTAACTGAAAGCCGCACTGTTACCAGCGATGGTGCTCGTCGTGCTATTCTTAAATGTTTCAAGAAAAAGCGTCCAGCTTTTCTTTGGGGCCCCCCGGGCATTGGCAAGTCTGAAGTAATCGAAGGCATTTCTCAAGACTTGGGCGGTGCGTACATCGACCTGCGTCTTGCACAAATGGAACCCACTGACCTGCGTGGCATCCCTTACTTTAACAAAGAGCTGGGCAAAATGGATTGGGCACCGCCTATCGATTTGCCCGACGAAGAGTTTGCTAGTCAGTATCCCTATGTTGTTCTGTTCATGGATGAGATGAACAGTGCCGCACCTAGCATTCAGGCCGCTGCCTATCAGCTGATTCTCAATCGCCGAATCGGTAAGTATGTTCTGCCCGACAATGTTGTTATGGTGGCCGCAGGCAATCGCGAAAGCGACAAAGGTGTTACCTATCGTATGCCTGCCCCATTGGCAAATCGTTTCTTGCACTTTGAAATGCGAGTCGACCATGCCAGCTGGGAGACTTGGGCTGTGAATAACAAAATTCACAAGGACGTGGTTGGTTACGTTGGTTTTGCTAAACAAGATCTCTACGACTTCGATCCGCGTTCTAGTTCGCGTTCGTTTGCTACACCGCGTAGCTGGACATTCGTCAGTGAAATTCTTGAAGATGAGGATACGTCAGATTCTGACCTCACTGATTTGGTCGCAGGTGCTGTAGGCGAGGGTGTTGCAGTTAAGTTTATGGCACACCGCAAAGTTGCAGGCCAACTGCCTAAACCTGCTGACATTTTGGCAGGTAAAGTAACTGAGCTCAAGGTCAAAGAAATTAGTGCTATGTACTCGCTGACTATTGCTATGTGCTACGAATTGCAAGACTCCGCAAAAAAGGATGGCGGCAAGCCCAGCGCAGAATGGCACAATATGAGCGACCATTTCTTTAAGTTCATGATGGATAATTTTACCACTGAACTGACTGTTATGGGTGCCCGTGTTGCACTGACTACTTACAACCTGCCGTTCGTGCCTGGCAAGCTCAAGCACTTCGACGAGTTCCATAAGCGTTTTGGTAAGTACATCGTGGCAGCTAGCCAGAAGTAAGTTTAGGGGCAAGGTTTCCAACTCCTTTGGCCTGTAAGTCCCCGATTTATTATGAAACTCAAACTTGAAAAATTAGACCGCAGACATAAAGGTAACCTTCTCTTTACTCATCGAGCTATAGTCTTAGGATTAACCGCAGATAGATTTATCGACTTTTTAACTGTCAGAGAGTGGTGCTGGGATACTTGGGGACCTAGCTGTGAACGCGAAATTTATCTAAACCCCCATTATAATAAAGTTAGAAATAATCCCTGGGCGTGGCACTATAATGGTGATTATAGTGAGTGTTACATTTACCTAATAGGGTCTAAAGAATTAGAACTGTTTACTTTAAAATGGTTATAAAATTGTTTTTGACAATAAATCCAATTTCAAATATAATATACGAATAAACAAGGAGTACTAAATGGCTACTACATCAAGCGAAAAGAAAACAGAACATAAACTTGCAGGGCGTCTGACGGAGAATACAGATCCCCGATTGGATGCCACAGTGCGTGAAAAACTGGTCACTGCACGTATTGGTCTTCTTCTTCGTGCGCCATTTTTTGGCAACCTTGCTACTCGTCTTAAATTGGTTAATGCCGATAGCTGGCTGGGCACTGCGGCCACAGACGGTCGTAGTTTTTATTACAACACCGAATTTGTAAACAAACTCAAACCCAAAGAAGTTGAGTTCTTGTTTGGCCACGAAGTCTTGCATAATGTATACGACCATATCGGTCGCACAGGCGACTTCCGTGACCGTCGTCTGTTTAACTGTGCCGCAGACTTCTGCGTGAACAGTGACCTTATTGAACAAAAAATTGGCGACAAGATTACTCCTTGTTTGTACGACCCAAAGTACAAAGGGTGGAGTGCTGAGGAAGTCTATGACGACCTCTACGACAAAGCAGAAAAAATTGACATCAGTGACCTGCTTCAGCAAGTGTTGGACGAACACATGGACGGAGAAGGTTCCAGTGAAGATAGTGATCAAGATGGTGATCAAGATGGCAAAGGCAAAGGCCGCCCTCGTTTGAGCGATGAAGAAAAACGTCAGATCAAAGACGAAATTCGTGAAGCACTGTTGCAGGCTGCTCAGGCAGTAGGCGCAGGTAATTTGCCTGCAGGTGTTAAACGACTAATCAAAGATTTGACTAAGCCTGTAGTAAACTGGCGAGAACTGCTTCAACAGCAAATTCAATCTACCATCAAAGATGACTTTAGCTGGATGCGCCCTAACCGTCGCGGCTGGCACATGGATGCAGTTATGCCAGGTATGAAGCCCGGTAATCAAATTGATGTATGTGTTGCTATTGACACTTCAGGTTCTATCAGCGAAAAAGATCTTAAAGACTTCTTGAGCGAAGTTAAAGGTATCATGGAGTCCTACGACGAGTATAAGATTCGTGTTATTACATGGGATACAGAAGTTTATAACCCCGAAGAATATACTAGCGACAACATGGCGGATATCGCTAGCTATGAGCCCGGTGGTGGTGGCGGTACTGATCCTCATTGCGTATGGGAATGGTTGAAAGAAAACAACATTGAACCTAAGAAACTGATTATGTTCACTGACTTCTGTTTCTTTGGATGGAACCCAAAAGCAGTCGAAGACTATTGCGACACTGTTTGGGTTATCAAAGGTAACCCTGATGCAGAACCCGAGTTTGGTGTTTGGGCGCACTATGAAGAGGCAAAAAAACATGCTCATGCATAAAAATATTACCACCATTGACAAAGATATTGTCAATGATATTTTGGATACCATGGCAAATGATGTATCAAAAGAAATTGATTTTGATTGTCTAGTAGAATGTCTGTCTAGTTGCGGATGGGCTATGGTAGATCTTCCGCCATTTGATAGTCGATATAAAGTTAACGATATTGTAGATTGGGCATATCATCACTGCGGCGGCGAATTTGAAAATTTTGGTGTACGTTTTATTTTTGAAGATAAAAAGGATGCTACGCTATTTGCGTTAAAATGGTTATAACATCTTACTAAGACTTAAATATTGTTAGTGTATCGAAGGTATATATGAGTCACGAACAAGACAAGCTTAAGAACAGTAAACGTAGGTTTGAAGATGACAATGCTGTAAAAAAACAGACTAGGATTGCTAAAGAGCATGGTGCTCCAGTTACAGAGCCACACCGATTGCATAAAAAACATGCTATGGATTGTGGTAACTCAGAATGTTATCTTTGCGGCAATCCTCGAAAAATACATAAAGATAAATTAACAATACAAGAAAAAAGATTTTATCAAGACACAGACAAGATTACTGATAAGCACAGTAACGGAATTGTTCCAAATGAAAAGAATGAGAATTGACCTTAGGGACGCACTTGACGAAGATGCTTTTTATAAAAAAAATCATCGAAATAAGCAAGAAGATTTTTATAAAAAATCCGACAAGAGTATTGTAAATAAGAAACATAAAAATAAATCGCGTAATAAATTTAATCGAGACGACGATGACTTCGAAAATTACCAATGAAAATGAATGGATTATGAAAAAAATTGGTCCAATTAGTTTAGACGGTGTTACTGCTGACCGTATCACGTTATTAAATCTTAAAGAGTGGCGATCCTTTCTTAAGAAAGAACTTAAAGAATGGAAGAAGAATCCCCAGTCTGATTCAAATCCAAACGGTTATTGGCTACATCCAGAAGATCTTACCATCAATCTTCGCACCATTGAAGCAATTAATCATCTTGTCAAACAAATGGAATGAAAAAGATCTACTACGAAAAAATTGGGCGTAAGTATGTTCCTGTGGCTGAATACGATAACGATTTTTTAGACAGCTTCACTAAAGGTACCCATCTTGTTATGAGCTATCCCGGCGGTAGTAGTCGCCGTTATAACATTGATCCTAACTATGCGGCTTTGATTGCCGCTGGTCGTGTTGCCGAAGATGCAATGAGTCAAGCTGTTCGTAAAGCCAGTGAGATGCGGCCGCAACGCACACCATTGACTCCAGGCCAATTAAAGGCCTGGAAAAAATTAGCTAAAGAATTTGGTGATGAGTTGGCTACTTTAAACATTAGCAGTGCCCGAGACATTGCTGAAGCAGGAATCCAAGCATTGCAAGAAGAAGCAGATAAATTAATGAAACACGCAAGTGTGCGAGAAGCATATAATCAGTTCATTATGATCTGTGAACTTTGTAAAGAGCATGATGCTGAAGTACGGTGAAATCAATCCCCTTAACGTCTTCGGACTCCGAAGAGTAGAACATTGTCCTCCTCACTTTGAACAAGTGCATTTTAATCTTTATGTCAATGACAAAAAAATTACTGATTGGATTTCAGAGAATTTAGAGGGAAGATTTTGGTTCGGTGATTCATATCTTCAAAATGAAGATAATACTATTTCTTTGGGCAAATCTGCAGGATTTGAAATACATGGCGAAGCTAGCTATTTTAGTTTGATCTTGGATCAAATTAACTGCTATTAAAAAAAATTTAGCCTCCTTAATATATGATTAAATATCTATATATTTCGGAGCATATATGTCGACAGATAATCAAGACACAAAACAAGTAGTAGTTCCTTCCAAAGAACTGTTAACTGCATTAAGTAGCATTCAATTAGCAAGTAGCCGGGGCGCATTCAGGCCCGAAGAATTTGTAGAAATCGGCACTGCATATCAAAAACTCTATCAGTTCCTGGTAGAGTTAAACGTCATTACTCCACCGCAGTCCGATCAAACTGCACCCCCATCTGCTTAAGGAAATAATTATGATTAAACACGTAGGTAAACACAATAATAAAAAATGTGTTATTTTATTCAGAACTGTACCTAACGAGAACCATATGTGTCTTGTTATCTACCCAGACACCCTGCCCAGACACATCCATGACGACATTATGGCAGCACTGGAAAGTGAGTCGGGACAACAAGCTAAAGAGTTCAGCGACTATCTATTCAGGTACACTATGCAAGATGGCGGCAATGCATTAGAGACTTTACACAAAGAAAGCATGATTAAAAAAGTGCCAACTAATCAAGTTATTGTTACCCCTAATGCTAAAAGCACTGTTCGTCTAGATGAATTAAATGGCATATTGGACAAGCTTGCACAAGGTGACGAAGCATTGAAAGAGCTAGCAGATTTAGATTCTGCGGCTGGAATGACCGGTAAACGTCGTAGACTTATTGATGGACGCGAACCAGGAGAAGTGAGAGCCCCAAGAGAAAGCCGAAGCACGCCAGCACAAGTAACTGAAAATTTAAATATTAAAGATGTACTGTCTGACGAAGACTTATCTAAATCCAGACTTGCCCAAGCACAACGTATGCAGAACGAAGCAAAAGCATTGCTAGCCGAGGCTGCAAGATTACAAGAAGAAGCGTTACAATTAAATGGTTCAGCAGTTAAAAATGGCACAACAAAATCCAAAAAAACAGCCAAAGCCAAAGAAGCTTAATTTAAACTCGAAAGCTATTTGGAAAAATATTCTTAAAGAAGTTGAAAAAAGAGAAGTACCTGTACATATTCTAGAAAAATTAAACGTTCATCTTAAAGACGGCACTGTGGTAACAGTTGATATTAAAAAATTATTAGCTGAAGGAGCAGATCCCGACGACATCGAAGAACATGTTACTTCAAGACTTGAAGATCTAGACATGTATATAGACAACGTAGACTTTTTCGTAGATATTGATCTAGTAGAAAAAACTGTGCAACCTGAAACAGATAAACTGCTTTCTAAATTATGATCAAAGCAATATTTGCAGTAGATCATTGGGGAGGTATGGGGCTAAACGGTAGTTTACCCTGGCCTCACCATTCTGAAGATCTACAATATTTTAAAGAACAAACTGACGGCCATATTATCATTATGGGTCGGCGTACTTGGGACGACCCTAAAATGCCTAAACCATTACCAGGCCGGACAAATTATATAGTCACCAACAGATCAATTTTTGGGTATGGTGTGTCTACTATTCGTGGAAACATATCAGAAAAAATTAAACAGATTCAAGATAACTATCCTAAAAAAGATGTATGGATAATTGGTGGACCTGGAATTTTAATGGAAACAAAAGATCTGGTAGATCAAGTACACATAACACATTTTAAGGGTCAATATAAAACCGATGTTCAAATTGATCTTAGAAAATATTTAACTTTCTTCAGAGTTACCAGTGCTGCAACAAGTTTAGATAAAAAATGTTCTTGGATGACTTATAAAAATATTGACATATTCCGTCGATAAAATTATACTTACGTTATGGAACAACAATATTTAAATGCACTAAAATATGTATTAGATCACGGGGTTAAAAAAACAGACAGAACTGGCACCGGTACTATCAGCGTGTTTGGTATGCAACAACGCTATAACCTGCAAGATGGATTTCCTGCTGTAACTACTAAAAAATTAGCTTGGAAGAGCGTAGTATCAGAACTACTGTGGTTTATCGAAGGCTCAGGGGATGAACTGCGTCTACGAGAGATACTACATGGTAGTAGAGAATCTGAAAAGAAAACTATCTGGGCCGACAATGCCACTGCACCTTATTGGACTAACCGATATAAAAAATTTCCACCGCGCGGTCCTCAATTCGAAGGCGACTTAGGTCGTGTGTATGGAGTACAGTGGCGTCATTGGCGTACCAGTGAACAACGATTAAATGATGCCAATAACGATATAATTAATGTTGAAGTAGATCAACTCTTAGAATTAATTAAGGGAATAAAAGCAGACCCTCACGGACGAAGACATATACTGACTGCATGGAATCCAGGTGAATTACAAGACATGGCCCTGCCACCGTGCCACTGCTTTGCTCAATTTTATGTTGCAGATGGACGACTAAGTTGCCAAATGTATCAACGAAGCTGTGATATGTTTTTAGGCGTTCCTTTTAACATTGCCAGCTATAGCTTGTTAACCCATATGATCGCGCAAGTGTGCAATTTAGATGTCGGAGAGTTTGTTCATGTATTAGGTGATGCACATATCTACTTAAATCATATAGATCAAGTGAAAGAGCAATTATCACGCGAACCATTGCCTGCACCACAATTGTGGTTACATCCAGACGTTACAGATATCACTAAATTTACCATGGCTGATATTCAGTTAGACAACTATCAAAGTCATGGTGCTATCAAAGCAGACATGGCTGTATGAAATCTTTTTTAAAATTAAAAAGTGAACGTCAAACAGATTCACCACAATTGTGGATTGTAGGTTGCAGTTTTAGTCACGGGACAGGTGTAACACCAGACGAAAGATATGGTCAACTAATAGCGAATGAGTTGAATAGCCCTGTTAGTTTTTTAACCGAGCCTGGTTCTTCAGTTGGGTGGGCAGCAGATCAAATACTAAGGTCCGACATTAAAAAAGATGATATTGTTATCTGGGGATTAACTGGTTCTGCCAGATTTCCATTTTTAGATGACACCGACAAATTTCATCATATTAATCGACATAGTTTTAATCGCACCAATGACGTAAAACATTATTTTAAAGAAAACATATTAATTAGTAATCATATGATTTACGAATCGATTACTAGTATAGAACAAGTACATAATTTTTTAAATAAGATTTCTGCAAAATTTATACTTGCAATAATGCCCTGCAACATACCTTATCATGATATAAAAATATACGAATATGTTTCTAATTTAGATTTTGCAATAGTGTTATATGATATACACAATTACACGTTCTTAGATAAAGGCTCAGACAATAATCATCCAGGAATATTGCATCATAAATGGTATGCATCTGAATTGTTAAAATTTTTTAATAGTCGATAACATGAAAGTAAAAGTACACGAGTTTACTATGAGCGACGTAGATGATTTTGAAATCTACGTCGCTGAACCTTTGTACAATTGGGAAAAGAGTGAACAAGGCCAATGGATCATGGCTAATGCTATAGACACCCCAACATGGCATTCAGGGTGGGACTCTAATACTTTTCAAAATAAAGTAACCATTATAGCAGACTTGCAAGAAAAAGATCTAACATATTTTACATTGAAATGGGGAATTAAATGAGATTTTTAATTACTGGCGGAGCTGGTTTTATAGGGCACAATGTTGTAAGACAATTAGAACAGCTGGGCCACGAATGTTTTATTATAGACAGTGCCACCGATTATGGGTTTGTGCCCAAAGATGAATTGTCTTATTTGATCAATGCTCGTAAAAATAGAATTCATAGTGCTGTGCATTACTTGGATCTCAGAGATCATTCCAGAGTAGAAACAATTTTTAAAACGTTTGGTCATACCTGTGATGCTGTTATTCATTTAGCAAGTTTTCCTAGACAGAAAGTAGTTAATCAAAATCCAATCTGGGGCAGCGAAGTAATGAGTACTGCATTAGTAAAATTGTTAGAATTAACAAAAATTAGTCGAATTCCTAAATTTGTTTATATTAGTAGCAGCATGGTCTACGGCGATTTCACTGATGATGTACGAGAAGATACTGTTTGCAATCCGCAAGGACAATACGGAATTATGAAGCTTATGGGAGAACATCTTGTTAAAGATTATCACAGGCGTGGATGTTTTGATTATACCATCATACGCCCCAGTGCTGTTTACGGAGAACTGGATGTTGAGGATCGAGTAGTATCTAAATTTATGCTCAGTGCAATGCGAGGGCAAACTCTCAAGGTCAATGGTGCAGGAGAGACTCTTGATTTTACGTATGTAGAAGATGCCGCACGTGGTATTACACAGGCTGCACTCAGCAGTAACGCAAATAATAAAACATATAACATTACAAAAAGTCACAGTTATAGCCTACTAGATGCTGCTCAACTTGCAGTTAAAATCGCAGGAAAAGGAAGCATCGAAGTACGCAACAAAGATGCAGACTTTCCAAGTCGTGGAGCATTAAACATCGACGCTGCACGTAAGGACTTTGGATTTGATCCTCGAGTAGATGTTGAAGAAGGATTTCAACGATACTACGACTGGTTTAAAGGTGACCCGTTTTGGCAGAGCAAAATATAATTCCATTTTTTGGAGTAAAAAGGCAATACGCCAATTTACGAAAAGAAATATTAGATGCTGTAGACAAAGTCTACAGTACAGGACAGGTATTAGACGGACATTATACTAAAGAGTTCGAAAAGCAAATTGCAAAAAAATGTCATCGCAGATATGCTGTGGCAGTTAACAGTTGCAGTCAAGGTTTAATATTTGCTCAACAAGTTTTATTTTTAGAGAATACAAAAATTCTCATCCCCACTATTAGCTTTGTATCCACTATCAACAGTGTATTGCTGAACGGCAATGAACCAGTATTGTGTGACACAGATGATCAAGCATTAATAAATTTAGAAAGCGTAGACTACGCCCTTAAAGGCGCAGGTGTACAAGGTGTTATGTATGTGAATATCTTTGGCAACACCGTGGACTGGGATCGGTTTAAAATGACCACCGATTTCTTCAACAACGATTTAAAGATTATTGAAGATGCTGCACAAAGTTTTGGTGCCAGTTACAAAGGTGTTCCCAGTGGTGCAATGGGTGATATCAGTGTACTAAGCTTTGACCCGACTAAGAATTTAAACAACTACGGATCAGGCGGTATGGTACTAACCGATGACGTGAACTTTGCCAATACGTTAATGAATCTTAGGGATAATGGCAAAACCAGTGGACATGAGATTCCAGGCACCAACAGTAAAATGAGCGAATCAGATTGCGCTCAAATGTTAGTTAAACTCGAATATTTTAATGCTTGGCAATCTCGTCGACGACAAATTGCAGAATACTATAACGCCGAATTAGCTAATTATGTCGACACACCCAAGACCACAGAAGGTACAGTTCATGCTTGGCACAAATATGTAATTAAACTAAATGATCGAAATGGATTAAAACATCATTTAGCAATTAAAGGAATAGAAACTAAAATACACTACGAATCGCCGTTGTACGAGCATCCGGTAGGTTATCCGTATATTAATTATGCTGCCGAATTATATAGAGAAGCCAGTGCGTTTTGCCAAGAGTGTTTAAGTTTGCCCATCTACCCCGAATTGACAGATTCTGAAGTTGAATCTATTGTAGAATCTATAACAAAATTTAATTCTTAAATTTGATCTTCTTTAAATGCACTGCTCATACATTTTCAGATTTCCATTTATCAGCTAATAGCTGAACTAATTTTTTTACAGTAGAGACATTGTTTCGACGCATGTAATCGATGATCTTAACCGCATTGGCTCTGTCAGCGCCGGCACTGGGTTTTCTAGCATTGCTTAAATCTGTATTCAATCCTTGAGCAGCATTTTCTTTATCGTAAGTATAATTTAAACTGTATCGCAGATCGTCGGCTTTTTTACTTAACTGACTTTTATTTTTGGCACTAATTAATTCTATCCATGGAAGCAAGTATTCTCGTTCTGGATAACTGCGATAACTTGTATGTTCTGGACCTGTTAGCAAACTGACGTTGCCTGGATTTCTTTGATCAAAATTCCGCCATGCTTTAGGGTCGGTATAAAAATATGTATCGATACCCCTGCGTTTAGCTGCTATTAGTGCTTGTCTGGCTCTGGCACGAACTTCAGGATCAGATTTGGGATCAATATAAATGTGTACAGCAACAACTCCATCAATGGGTATAGTAGGTTCTCGACTGAACACTCGATCTTCAGCTTCGTGTTTTCGGTGATGTGCCAAAGATGGATTACGATTTTCCCAGTAGTCCACTGGACGAGAAATATAATGATTGTTAAACCAGTTACCATCTAATACAAACAACACAGCCTGATTACCAATATAGTCATGATACCCGCCTTGTCTTGTGCGTGTAGTGCTTAAAAAATAAAGGTGATCTTTAGGTGCGTAACTTTGTTCGATACTACCCAACACACTGCTTAATTCAAACTGCCCAGAACTTAAAATTTTTAAAGCTGAATGAATATTAGTATAATGATATACTATACGGCTCAGACTTTCATTTAATTTTTCTGGTTCCCAGAACATATTCTTAGAACCTTTTGTAGTAGGTTTAAATCCATGGCCTTTATAAAACTTAGTTAGCTTGGCTTGGCTTACTTGTCCTTTATCCCAGGGGTACAATGTTAACACAATGCCATCTTCTTTGGCCAAACTCTGAAGTTCTGCCATTGCACGGGAACCTACACCTTGTCGCAATGGATATGCCTGAAACCACTTAACGTCTACAGCATCACGTTTGGACAAGCTAGGTACTAATTCAAACATTGCAAATTGTTGATCATCACCTTCTCCCCATGTCATGACATGGTTATTTTGCCATACCTGTGGATATTTAGAATAAACTTTTTCTATCCACTCTTTTGCACGGATGTGGTCTGTGTTAGATAATTTGATAACTTCATCAATACGCATTCAGTATTTAGCGTCATAATACTGTCTGAGCCAAGCCCACTCATAAGATAACATTAGCTTATCGTAGTTGCCATTAACTGAGTTATAGTATTCTATGGCATCGTTTGCACCTCGAATACTGTACTCTCCAAAATTACCATTACCCACTGTTAACCATTTTTTAAGTCTAAAATCAGTTTCAACACTGGGCTGTTCAATACTAAAATGTTTTAACTTAATAACTTCGCGAAATGCCGTACGCCATGTGGTCCAAGAGTCTTGATCATAATGTGCAGTGCCACTTATAATCGGCACAACTTCGTGGGCCTTACTTAACGTAAAATCTAATCCACTTTCTATTGTTTCCAGTACCAAACGTTTGTTATAAGCAATCATAGCCTGGTGGCCGTAGACTAATCCGTTTACAGGATTACAGGCATGAAAAATGTAGTGTTTGGGTTCTTGAAAGTAATCAGGTTGCCAAGACCAATCAAAATTTGAATCAACTTCTAATTTGGCAAACACAGCAAAGAACCATGGGGTTTCACTGCGTTCGGCCGCGGCTTTATATGCAGCCATCCGCCCGTTTACATTTTGAGCACGTTTGATAGTATTGTTAAATTTGAGTCCAGGGAACCCTAAATCTTCTCTGTTCAAAACTTCACACAAATGATTATACCAATGTTCTGCTTCTGGCTCGCCGTTACTGATATAGACAATGTCTAAACAGTCTTCTGTGTGTATAGATTCGCCCCTTTTTTCAACGTTTATGTAAGGATAATCATAGATTTGTGTGCGTAAATGTGTCTTAATATCTCGGGGTACTACACAAATACTGTTGCTGTCTGTAAAACTTTCCACAGTCCTGTCTTTTTCAGTCCATAGGCAAATTTCACTGTTAAGTAAAATACTGGGACGATTCGAAAATGCTGCATAAGGAAATTTGAAATCGTATCTACAAACTTCGTCTACTAGATTGTCGTGATTGTAATAAACTTTAGGACAGGCGTGTCTATAGACCTTTTGATCTTGGCAATAGTTAATAACATTAAACCAATCTAATAACTCCAAATCGACCATTTGTCGTTTGAATGAGTCAACATGAATATAAAAAGTATCCCCACGTTTTTGATTACCACTGGGAAAACAATGAATCATTTCCTCATGCCATTGAGCAGGGTGCCAAGTGAAATCAAATTCTTGATAATCACAGACACTGCTAATAACCCAAATATATTCTGTGGTAGCTAAATTCACTATACGCTTAAGCACGTTTAAATGATCTGAAACGTAACGAGTAGATTTAATCGAAGGATATTTTTCTTTAAGAGCAGCAAGTTGTGCTTGACTGTCTGGATTCATAAAATCCATGTAGAAAATGTCAGCTGACTGATTGCGGTCAACTTGACCTTCGCCTTTACGCCAATGCCATTTATGTTCAGTAGTACCTTTAGGCACCAGCATTGTGCCGCTGTTGTCTTGCCATTGGCTAGGCCAAACATGTGTATGATCTGCTTCGTATACCGGAGGGCGCCACCAAAAATCAAAATTGCTATAATCATTTAGTCCATTGATGTACCAAAAATATTCAGTCCGACATAATGCATCAGCCTCTGCAAGAGAGGCTGCGGGTCGCTCAAATGTAAATAAATTTGGCTTCGGGCCTGCGTAAAAAATATCAAACATTTATCTGTTCAACCTCAATTTTACATTTTTCTAAAAATTCAATTCCGGATCTGTCTCGATAAGCTTGACCAAAGTATACCTTTTTTATTCCGCTTTGATAAATTAATTTAGAACAGTCCAAACAGGGACCATGAGTTATAAACATAGTAGCTCCTTCACCGCTTTCACCGCTCCTAGCTAATTTACTGATAGCGTTTGTTTCTGCATGAAGCACTTCGGGTTTGGTTTTTAATCTGTAGCGACCCTGCATTTCGTTGCCGTTGGCATCTGTATATGTTCCTTCATACGGCCAACTTTTTTCAATCTCATCAGGATCAAGCCACCCGCCAGCACTGCACCATTCTACATCTTCGCAGTTGTTGTCCCAACCACTGGGCATACCGTTGTAACCAATACTGATAATGCGATCTTCCTTGACCACAATAGCACCAACATGCAATCGTCGTGCAGTACTACATTCAGCAAATGTCTGTGCTGTTTTCATATATGATTTTATTAATTTTTGTTTCATTTTCTTAACCAAGAAATATCATCCCAATTATCACTATTGGGATTAAATCTATTAGAAACTCTATTATATAAATCAATGTCAGGTGACAAATATTCCATTATTTTTTCATTGGGAGAAGATTCAAACTTTTCTTTTATATCTGCTTCGAGTTTCTTTTTTACCTTAGATGAAATATTTGACTCTTTGTCAGATGCCCAATAATGAGATATATAAATTTTATATTTTTCTAAAAGTTTCGAAATTGCCCATTTAATACCATCATGATTTTTTACAGGCTCCATGGGAATCCAATCAATTCGATTACAAAAATCTTCGTAATAATTATAAACATACCCATACGAATGTATGTCTAAGATAGGAGTACTCAGTACAAAATTTTGCAATTCAACATTTTTATAATATTCAGATACTAGCTTCTTTTGAAATAACCATTCTGCTATTGCTTTATACCGTCTAGTTAAAGGATCCGTCATCAAAGTAAAAACATGACTATTATCCCAATTAATTTCTGAAAACGGTATTTGCCTCCAACGACAATTTTGATTAAAAGTAGCCGTTAAAAAACTGGAGCCGCATTTTAAAGTTGCAATACAAGTCAACACCTCGCAAGTATACACTGCTGCCGTAGACCCGGGTCTTCTTTCAAATTTATTGAATTCTTCAACTTCTGAAAAATAGGGTAACAGATTCATTGACATGAATTATAAATGTATAAATGATATAAGTCAATCTTTGTCAGTTACTATAACTGCAACGTTGTCTATCCAAACTATTCTGCCGCGGCAAGCTATGTTCCATTTAGTTTCGCCGTGCTCGTTAGTACATTCTGTAAAAGTTTCTCCGATAAGTCGAACATCTTTAGCTAAATGTTCTACTCCGTTTTCGAATACACGCCAGACTAATTCACTGCCGTTGTGTTTAGTATTAAATCTGACATGATACTTGTTCACTTTAGTCCTAGTTCTTTTCTAATTTTGGTAGCACTAATATCAGTGATAGATTCATCAAATGTTTCTTCACCAGCAGAATATCCTACTCCACGACCCCACCCAATGTGAACAATGTTAGGAACGACTTGTATTTCATATTGGCCTTGATACAATGGATCCAAATCACGCTTAATAAAAGTTTTAACTTTTTCCACTTCGAAAGGATTACTGCCTTGCCATCCTTGCACGTCACGTACTTGAATAATGACTTGCCCTGTGCGAGCAAGTAGGCGTTCAAATAATGCACGATGTCCATCATGCCATGGTTGCCAACGTCCTAGCATTTGCACAGTTTCTTTTTTCCAATCAAATACAGGCCGACGACGATCATCAATAATATGTTCAGCAATAAAATCTGCCCATTTTTTTGCATTTTGTTCTGTGACCCGAAAATCATAAACTTCAGGCTCCACAAACATTTTATTAGTATCAGCGTAACGACCTTCGCGTATAGTATCCACCCATACTGTCCAATCTGCTTTAAAATTGTTACGCATTTCTACTAATGGTGCAACGAAATCACACAGTGCATAATCTGTGTTGCATGACATCGACAAATCAAACATACGTTTACTCTGACGAATTCTGCCAGCTTCGCTGAAATCCCAATCGTCAAATTGTTTTCTTACTTCGTCTGCGTTAAACCAAGTAACTGTTTTGCCATTGTCTTCCAATAATTTTTTTAATTCTGTTGCTAAGAAGGTTTTTCCTGCGCCTGGCAGGCCCATAATCAAAATTCGTTGTGTCATTTCCAATTATCCCACTTTCTTGTTTTTAAATCAAATTTTGTCAGATCAAACTCTTGTACTGACTGCTTATAATTAATTATCATTTTAGACAGCTGTCTGGCTAATTCTTTATTGTTAACATCATTGAAGTGATTTGGTCTATTATCGTTTACCAAACCGCCGCCGGTGTCGGCATTAATTTCATTCAAGCTAATCGACGCCAAACTAGGTTTCACATTTACACCCCCAGGCAATTTAGATAAATTTAAACTTAATGGAAAACAATGCAAGTTAACTAGCTTAATGTGTTGCCATTTTTCTGTTATATCATCAAACCATTTTTCTTGAGCCCATTTCATAAAATCCAAATCTAATATATATTTGTAATACAATTGTACTGCCAACGACATTTCATCTTTTTTACTAGTATCGTAGGGATCAATTTTAGATATTTTTGTATCAATGCTAGGAATTCTTTCAGCATATGTATGCGAAAATACAATAACTTCAGTGTTGTCGATTATTTGCTGGTCTAATTTTTTAAGAAAATTGCATATACTCCACCAATGTTGCCCACTTTCTCCGTAACATACTAATTTCAATTTTAATAAATCAGCTAAATGTCCGGGCCACCCATTGGCATCTGTGGTAAAACTGTCACCCACAATAATAATATATTTTGTCACGAAAAAACTTTGATTTTATATAATTTTTCGAATCTGTCAGCATCCTTACGGTCATTGACCATAGGTTCGCCTTTAATATTTAGACTAGTATTTAATAGCATAGGGCAACCTGTGACAATAAACCATTTCTCTAGTAGTTCTCTGATTCCTGATCCGTCCTTTGGCACAGTCTGAATACGACTAGTTCCGTCATGATGCACAATAGCAGGAAATAAGTCAGGATTCCTGCACTGACCGACGACTTGCATATACCTACTGTTATTCCAATTGCCAGGGATATCGAAATAATTATTAGCAAGTTCCTCCAAAATAACCGGCGCAAAGGGTCTGAATTTTTGTCTACGTTTAATTTCATTTACTCGATCCTTGATTTCATTTCCTCTTGGATCCGCCAAGAGCGAACGGTTACCCAAGGCACGAGGGCCAAATTCGGCACGTCCGGATGCCACTCCCACAATTTGCCGACTAAGCAGTTGATCAAGAATGTCATTGACAGGATAAGGCCCAGGTATATCGTGGCCGAGATAAGCATTAGTCCAGTTAATTCTACCCCCATAAGCCAAAGCGGCAGCACCAAGACTGCTTCCAGCATCGCCAGGGTTAGGCATAATCCAAATATTTTCAAAGTATTCCCCTAATCTACGATTAATACTACAGTTAAGAGCAACTCCGCCCATATAGACTAAATTGTTGCTCCAATTAAAATCTTTGGCACGGCGCATTACACTTAATACCAAATCTTCTGTTAAGTCTTGTGCGCTGGCTGCGACATCCATATCCCCAACATAAGACAAGTACTTTTGTTCTATACCAGCGTGAAGATTTTCTTTAAATTTAATTTCCCATTCATTGGATAAAAATTTAGATTTGAATAAATCAGTGAACGCAGGCGCACCATATGCTGCCATGCCCATCATGATATATTCTTCTTCGTTGGGCTGTAGACCCACACGTTCTGTCATTGCGCTATAAAATAATCCGATACTATGCGGATATTTTTGATTCCAAAGTTTAGTATACTTTGCAACACCGTTGACATATTCTGCTGCCCATATACTAATAGTATCCCATTCGCCGATAGCATCAATTACAACCACTGTAGCGCGATCAAATGAACTGGTTTGAAATCCCGCGGCAGCATGACATTTGTGATGACTAAAAGAACTTATATTAGAATTAGGATATTGTGAAAATTCTTTTCCAATTTGATTCACTAAAATTTGTTTAGTTGTTAATTTTCGCCATTCGATACCTTGCCCGCTATACAGTTGCCTTGACTGCTTTAACCATGGTATTTCATAGTACGCAACTTGTTGAATATTTAGATGCGTAATTTCTCTGAGTAACCCCAAATTTAAATTTGGATCGTTTTTTATTTTAGAATAGCGTTCGCTGTGCCCGGCAAAAATTATATCACCGTGATAATCAATAACTGATATAGCAGCGTCATGAAATCCTGCAGATATACCTAGTATATTCATTTGTAAATGAACGGATCTTTTTTTCTTAGTTCTTTAAGTTTTTTTCGATATCGAATTTCCAGAACTATTCGATAATATAAATTTTTAAGCCATTTCATATTTTTATTTATTGAGTAAACTACTGCTGTAATCGTAACCTGGTTTTAATCTCGAAATCTGTTGATCGTAATAATCTTTATCGGCCCAGGAATAGTTAAATTCAGCTGACACATCACCTGCTTCAATTTTATATATGTCCAGATGCTTACTAATAGCAGACCATTCGTACTCAGGATCTTGTAAGTTTATTATTTTACCCACTTCATGATATCCAAAATTATACTCTGGATTACTATGATCAAATCCATTTTTTGTTAACCATTCAGCGAATTGATCCATTCTATTTTTATGCCAAGGATAATCACCTGCATAAGTAACGTCCCTTGACCACTCTATGTCAAATTCTCCGCTGTAATAACGTAAATGAGTAATAGCTTCACAAACTGATTGATCTATATTTCGGCCTTGTTCGTCGATAAAAACTTCAAACAGTGTTTTTCCTATCTGTGTCCAGTGCAAGTAAACATATCCAAATTTTCTATCATAGCAAGATTTGTCAAATGTTCTTTTCAGGTTTGTGGGAAACTGAAATCTGGGACTGTTTAAAAATGTAGTGATTTGACTGGGCCTAATCCATTGTGGTGCTTCTATTTTCTTTTTTTGACTTAACATTAAACTTTCGGCTTCATGGCACAGATTGTTTAGTTGTCTTATGGCAAATTTTGTTGTATAGTCTGCACGTTTATACCAATCACTTAATCCCCACACTGTGCCTTGCAACACCTCAAAGTGATTGTGTAATTTGTTCATCAACTCCTGATTTGGATTTATACTGTCAGGCCGTAAGTCTAGTGGAGAATAATTTTCTTCAATTTTATACTCTCCCCGAAAAAAATCATTTATTTCATTTTTAGCCCAAAGCAGTTCTCTACAAATGTAGTCCAAATCTCGTGGACTGTCGGGAAAACCTAAGAAGCAAAAGTTTTTTTCTAAATATTTTTGTTCTCGTAAAAGATTCTGCAGAGCAGAGAACCAACTATTTGATAATTCATTGTCGAATACTTCTATGGTATAATCAATAGTTTGATGTTTTTCCAATGGGTTTCTATAAACAATTTTAACTTTATTCATCGATACTATCCCACCATTTTAATACTTGTGGTCTATTAGACAAAATGTCTCGCATTGTAAACTTATCCTGCCTAATATTTTCTAATTGTAGAATGCGAAGCTTACCTTTTGTAATGGCCGATTGATATTGATCTGGCCACTGTTCTTGAAATGTAGGTCTGGTTTTTAGCTGGACAAGGATATCCTTTAAGGCGCCGCCTACTACGGGTATGAGTTCATCTACCCAGGGATCTAAAATCTCTCGGGGCAGTGCTAAAGGTGACATAACTATGTCCGGGCTAAAACTAAAAATTACTTTCGCGAGAATATCGACTTTTTCTTCTTCTGCAAGTCGCTGGATATTAGCAACTTCGAACATGCCGGGCAAAGTGAGCGTAAAGTCAATTCGCATTTGACGTCTGTGACTAGCAATTTTAACTCCCTCACGGAAGTTTGTAAGCCACTCATTGTAGTCAAGGCCTGTTCTAATGTATTCACCAATTTTGCCTGTGCCGTCGATGCTTGCACAAATCTGCCAATCACGAATCCTACTGAGAATATCATTGTAAAGATTGACGCCTTTATAATTAATTCTTGATAAGTTTGTATTGTATCTAGCATAAACATTCGGACCGTCTCCTAATTCTATAATTCTCTGCATGTAGCGCCAATGTTGTTCATACATGAGAGGTTCACCGCCTACCCAATATACTTCCTCTACGCGGTGTTCTTCGACGGCTTGACTGAACTCTGCCTCAATTTGTGTGTCTTGAAATTGTTCAATTTGTTTTTTAACTTCAGGCTGCATCCAGTTATTTTTTGGATCATGCCAATTAATCATGTTGTGTTGACGTTGCTCGCTTTCCCAAGCACTGCTTAACATGTCTCCGCACATGCGACATTTAAAATTACATAGATTACTAAATCTGTAATCCCAACTCACAGGCTTCATATCTGTTGAGCCGTCGAGCTGTGTCTTTTCCATCGCCTCATTGTACTTATGACCAAACAATTGATTAAAATAGCTACGGTAAACAGATGTGTTTAATAACTTATCGTTGCATACTTCACACTCGGGCAAAGTTTCTCCTGCCATCATGCGACGACGAACAGACTTCATATGCTCGCCATTCCAGTGCTTGTCTAATGTGATCGGTATATATTTTCCTGTCCCATTAGTGGTATCGATATATTGTTTAAAATTTTGTGCGGGTTCTCGACTGGCACAGCACATTCTACGTTCAGTTTGTGGACTTAAATATGTATGAGTCCATGGAGCCATGCACAAAGTGTCAGGTTTATTCATATCCCATAGCCTTGGCTATTTCAGAATGTGTATCCATAAAGTTTTGCTTACGATACGCATCTGTTTGTTTCATTTTTTTAAGAAATTCCTTACCGTCACTGCCTGTGCCCAATTCAATGAATTTAATCACATTATCGATTTCTTTTTGATATTTGGTAGATTTCCAAAACGTAGTTTTTAATTTACTTAATACTAATTCTTGTGCAGCAGGAGTCATACGTTGAATGCTCATATGATCCGGACTGTGTAACATATTAAAATAGATGCTGCCGAATTCTTTTGTGTCTGCCCATTCTAGTAGTTCGTCTAAGTAATAAACGTTCTGTATGTTAATAGTAAAACAAAGCTGAGTAGTAATATTAGGAGTATCTACATTTTTAGCAAAGTGTATGCCATCGATTATTTCATTTGCCTCATCCCAGTCTGCACCAAATCGTTCGTATTCAAAACGTTTACCCACATTGTCGACACTAAAAGCAATGTCAACACGGCCAAAATCATTCCATAATACAGACTTTTCTACACCCAGGCTATTAACTGTGGCATTAGTATTATAGTGAATGTCGATATGTTTACTGTCACCTGTACTCACGGCATATTTTAGCAAATCCCAGTGTTCCTCGATTAACCAAGGCTCGCCTCCAGTAAATTCGAAGTATTTGATTTGTGGTAGCAAAGTCTTTAAATTAGTCCAAAAGTCAGGACTTTCCTGCGGCCACTTGCCTTGTTTAAGCCACTTATAAGCAATGTGTTCTTTTTTATTAAACCCTGCAGGCATGTAATCGAGTTCTTCAGCGGCCCACTTGCTGCTGGACCAACTACCGCATATTCGACATTTTAAATTGCATATATTACCAAGTTTTAAATCCAAAAACCAAAGCTGATCTGGTGTGTCGTTTTCCCAGTCCACTAAAGTATAAAGTTCTTTAAGACGAACGCGACTGTTAATTCGTTTACTATCGCGGCCAACAGATTCTTCATCCCAACACAACTTACAAGAATCGGGTTTTTCCCCTCGACGAAATTGCTGTCTTAGATTTTGCATATACTCACTTTTATATGCTTGTTCTAATGTGTTTACTCTTAGATCAATACCTGTTATGTCTTCTCTTGCAAGACAACAAGGTCTTGCTGTGCCCATTGGGCTAGCTTCTATACTAATCCAAGGTAGCATACAAATTGTATCTGGTAAGTTGTTCATTTTAAGCTAGCCAATTCTGGAAAAGTCTCCCAGAAATTTTCATTTCTAAGATTGTCTAATTGTTGGATCTCTTGTTTAAATTTAGACCACAGATGCGATTTATCGTCAGCCATTAGTAAATTAATTGCACTGCGAAATCCTGTGGTTGCACGTTTCAGTGTGTCCTGTGGTTCCAACCATTCTAAATGTTTTTCATATGCAGGCTTTACCACAGACTCTTTGAAATGAGTCGGCAGTGTATCAATCCTATACCAGTCTGGACTCTGACAGACGTTTACATTAAAATCTTTGGCTTTAATAAAACCTAAGTCAACCCATTCTTTATGAAAATCAAGTACATGCAGTACATTCATATTACTAATAGTTGCAGCTATATAAAAATCCACATGCGGAACTTCAGCTAACATTTTTTCTCTGTTAGCCACAGTTTGTTTCCATTCTGTGCCTTTTCGCATCAGCTCTGCACGAGCACCACTAGCATCTAAACTGGCGCCGACTCCCACAGTTCTGAAGTGTTTCCAATATTCAAACACATGTTTGTCTTTAAAAGCCAGCTCACTAAAATTTGTATTGTATTGGATACATACGTCGGTTCGGCCTGCTTCGATTAATTTTTCTAATAGGTAATAGTGTTCCTTCATTATTAAAGGTTCGCCACCTGCAAAATAAACTTGTTCTAAGTATGGGATATGTTCTTCCATTTGACGAATCATACTATCTTCATCGCCGGCAGCATATTCAATTCTGTTCAACGGAACATTGTTTACATCCGGCACACGATTATAAAGTTTAACGTGATCGTTGTACCAGTTACTGCTAAAAACTGGCCCGCATGTTCTACATCTAAAATTGCAAAGATTGCTAAACCTAACGTCCCAATATCTAATTTTAAATTCTGGATTTGTCCCATCGGGCAGTGTCTTATCAACTTCTGCTACATTATGTCCGTAGCTGCGATTAGCATCATATCTCATACTAAAGAAACCATTGGCTTCCTGTTCATAGCATTTAGTACATTGTTTGACTGGTTTATCTTCCAGCATCAGTCTTCGAATTTCTTTATAGCCTTCTTGGTTCCAGACCTCTTCCATTGTATTCTTTTTTAGATTACCCACAGGATGGAAATATTCTGCAAAGCAACAAGGATATACGCGGCCATCCGGATACGCATGTTGATGCACCCAGGGCAACATACAAAAAGATTTACTGTTAGTTAGTCTGTCTAGTTGCGTTTCTGTCAGAGTGTCGGGATCAATGAACAACGGTTTTCGACTGTTGTAATCGTAACCGCGTTTATAAAATCTATCTGTTTTTTTATCTTCGCTCATAATGTGTTATACCACTCTGTTAAAGTTGGGAATGTTTTTGTAAAGTTTTTATTTCTACGTTGATCGTACTGAGAATAAAATTGTTTGAAATCATTTCTCAGGGAAGGCAAGTCAAAGGCATCGCTGTGCGGAGTTTTTACAATATCTAAATAATCTATTAGTCTTTGTAAATGATTTATTTCATGCTCGTGTAGATAGTTATATCCTTTGTGTCGAACAATAAAATTAATTAATTGCTCTCTATATTTTTCTCTAATAGAATCGGGCAGTACCAGTGGACTTTGAAAGCTGGGAAATCGCAGAATGTTTAAAGTAAAATTAGGGTAATCTTTTCCGTAAGTTTTTTTAAGATCCACTAAGGTATCTAAGAAATCAGGCAAAGAATCTAAGCATAATGCGTTGATAGTACACATTACATGAAGGCCTCGAAATTTTTTACTTTCTGCAAGTTTAATCAGATTTTCTAACCACAGATTGTAATTGAGGCCATCTCGTATATACTCAGCCTGATCATAAACACTTTCATTACTGGTATATAAGTCTATTTCTAGCCCATCTACGCTTTCAATAAGACGATCTACATCAACTTGAAATCCCAGATTGCTGTTAATTGCCAATCTAGTGTTACTTCTTCCCTTATTAGTTTTAAACCAATCGATTAGTTTCCAAGTTTCCGCACTCATTAACGGTTCACCACCGGTAATACGTAACTCTTTTAATGTTCTATGTAAATCACTTTCCCACCATTTATGGAATGCTTCTGCATAAGGGTTGATTTCGCCAAATTTATATAATTGACTGCTGTCGTGCGTATGGGTAAAATGATTCCTACCGTCACTGACCAGATTAGTATAAGGCCCATTACGTTTAATATCATTTACCCAGGTACTGCTGAACGCAGGATTGCAGTAACTACAAGCAAACTGGCAAGTGCGATCAAAAGCGATTTCAAGAGTTTGCAAGTCAATGTCAGTACTCGCCGGGGTTGCATACGCATAGTTTAAATCCTTGTCGTCATAGATAACTGTTTTGTACACTCGGTCACTGACTGCATCTCTGCCCATGTCTTCAATCTTCCAACAGTATTCACAGCCCGAAGGTCTTTCCCCTTTCTGCATCTGTTCTCGTTCCATTTTCTTTTTCTGTGTGTTATGCAGTGCTTTGGGATTTCGTTGGACATCGTCAATTTCTACTTTGTGCGGCAAGGGGTGATGACAACTTGTAGTCATACCACTGCCTAACCAGATAGTAGCGTTATACCATTTGGCTCCGCAGAAACTATTTGATTTAATATCAATAACTCTACGTTTATATTCTAGATCTGTTTCATTGTTTGTTCTTGGCATGTTGTTCGAATTTCATTAAAAATTTATTTACTAGGTCAAAGTCTTCGTTGGGGACTTTAGTCGACATCAATAATTCCCTATTGTGTCGACAATTTTGTTCGGCTGCGGATAAAAAATCTTCTAAATTAGATTTGCATAAATCTTCAACTACGTCTGCTATTCGATTTAGTCTCTCGTTGTTGTCGTCTATTAAGTCAAACGATTCATCAATTAAATGATTAAAAGTTTTAAATCCAAGATTATGCAAATCTTTGTAGAATCCACGATTTGCAACTGCAATAAAAGGATGTCCTACCTTAATAGGTTTGTAAATTTTTTCTGTCCTAAAACTATAAGGTAGATAAAAATTAGTTTCTGTAACCAAACTAAAATAACTGTCTTCAAACAAATTTGAAAAAAGTTGTCCGTCAGGCCAATCATCAAACATATATTTTCCGTTGACCACTGTATCTTTGTTGACTTGAAAGCAGTAATCGTCGGGCAAAAATTTGTTGTCATATAGAGCCGACCATAAACTGTTTTCCAATAGTCCTTTTGTATTCAATTTTTCGATAAGTGAAGATCTATGTGGCCTGTTAATACCATTAAGAAAATTAAATAAAAAAGGCTTATTCCTTCTTTCGAAAATGTTTTCACATATTCTCGAGTCACGTTCATGCAACATATCGGTGGTATTCCCCAATATAAATTTAAAAATATCCGCATTGAAATGATCTATATCATCGGGCAAATCTCCTGAAGATAGTATAAATGGCCATGTTGCTTGGTTTGACCAATTATAGCCGTGCAAAGTATCTACTACTGTGTTAGTTCCTTCTTGTAACATACTTAATATAAAAGTTTTGTTACGATCAGGCATGCCGTATTTTTTTAGAATATTTTTAGTTAAAAGAATCACTCCGGCCGATGATAATAAATCATAATATGATGTATATTCGGTGATATCAAAATTATCAGGGTACCAATTAAAGAAATTTAAATCTTCTCCCTGTAGTGAATTAATTTTGATTTTTTGCATGATATTGGCAATCTTTCCAAAACTCTGACATTTCTGGAAATGTCAGCTGGAAATTAGTATTTCTTCTTCGATCGTGTTCGTTAAAAAATTTGTAAAAATTAGACTTTTGTAGTTTAACATAAGATGGATCTAATTTGCTACCTTCCTTCATCCAATCTATCACTCTTTGTAATCGGTGTAGCTCATAATCTTTAAAACCTTTAAAAGGATGCTCAGGAGTTTCTATTTTCTTTAACATAAAACTCCAAGCCAGTTCTAACTCATCTGCATAACTTTCTGGCAATAATTGTAAACTTTGCCATTCGGGTTTTCTAAGGATAGGAGTATCAAACCATACACGTTGATATGTTTTACTGTAAATTTCTCGAAGTCCGAGCACCGATGTCATCAATTGTCTAAAACTAGTGACACTGAGATTATTCATCGTAATAATAAATGTTAAACTACTACGATTAGGAACTTCATTTAAAAATCTATTTACATTTTCCCATAGCATTGTAAAGTCAAGTCCGTGTCTGATATACTCAGCTTTATGGAATAGTGCATCCAAACTGACATACTGCATAAAATGTTCTATTTTAATTTGATCATTATCGCATAATCGTTTAACGTAATCTAGATATTTCTCAAACAGCTTAGGCTCTACACTAAAATTACTGGTAACATTCAAATGCAATTTGGGACTAGGATTTTCCAATACATAATCAAATACTCGATATGTATTCTTATCCATGAGTGGTTCTCCGCCAGTCATTCGAAAATGTTCCAATTCTGGATATAGCGTGGGCCACCAAGACCAGAAAGCATCAACATAGGGATTATCTTCTCTTGCAGGGATAACTTTTCTTTCACCGGTGAAATGACTGGGGTCATTGTGCGGTGGATTAGTAGGAAAGGCACCGTTACGATCTATGTCACTGGCCCACGTACTAGAGTACTGAGGGCTACAATAACTACAAGCTAAGTTGCAAGCATTGTTAAAATTAACTTCCACATAAGAAGGAAGAACGTCTTCCTCCCCAGAAGAATTAATTATTGTTTCAAAATCTTTTGCTGCCCACGGCTCACCGCTGCGATAATGTCGATCGCTTAAGTTGCCTAAATCTTCTTGAGTCCAACAGTAGCTACATTCTTGCGGGCGTTCATTACGCAGCATAATCTTACGCTGCTCTTTTTTATAAGGTGTATTATGCAACGCACTGGGATTATCTTTTAATGGTGTCGAGTTGATTTTGTGTAAAGGTGGATGATAGCAACTGTTATTAAGGCCTGTAGGCAAATGTAAGCTAACTTGTTTCCACTTAGCCAAACATAAAGAAGGTCCAAGTTTTTCTTTAGCATCTTCTGCGGAATTTAAAAATACACTTTTCACAACATTTCCTTAATTTTATTTGATAGATAAATCATACCGTTTTCGTTTAAATGATTATCTGACTTGAGTAGCATATCTCTTTTTAAAAATTTTCTAGGGTAAAAAATTTTTTTGCTTTTTATATTACGGTTTTCCCAACTTATAATAACAAATTTTTTATTATTTCTTTCTAATAAATTTATAGCACTATCTACATATATGTCTGATCTTAGGTCTAATGTTTTTAAGTCTGAGAAATAGTAATATAAATCTATTAATTTTTTAGCCGAGTCTTCGTCGGAATCTGCACCAGTGTAATCACCAAAATTTGGAATCATTCTATTAGGAAATGCATAAAATCTTTTACCCAAATGTTCAAATGTATATCTACCAGAAAACGTAAATCCAATTATAAAAATGTCATGATCATCAATATTTTTATACAAATCTTCAATAATTGAAATATTACTTTTTCCTGGTTCAGCCTTATCTGTTGTTGCAGATAACAATGACCCCATCGAATATTTTCTATCTAAATATTGTCCATAAAAATAACTGCATCCGTCGACATATAAACTCATCACCACCCCTCAACTCGTCTAATGACATCTAATTCTGTCATTGTTGTTCCCATGTTACGATGCACTGCTTTATAATGATGTTTAAAAAATGCACTCTGATCTGCATTCATGTCTACTATTGGCAAACCTAGTCGTGAACGTAAAGTTTGTCCTATATTTTCACAAGCAGATTCTTCGTCTTTACTAAAGGTATTCCAAAGATATGCAAGATGATCAAAGTCTTGTACTTGTTTGTAGTCCCATTCTCTAAGCATGGTCATATAAGTTCCTAGTCGAGCACCGTATATAGCCCATCGTCCATTTTCTACATCTTGCCCAACACTTTGCCAAATGCATAAATGATCATAATTTCGTGCATGAACTTTTTGTTCAAACTCTTGCAAGCTGGGTTTCTTTCCTCTATCCAGACACATTTTAACACCCTCTCGGAATCCTGCACGCCAAGCTTGAAAAGGAGTTGCATTAGGAAATGTAGTACTATAGCAGTCGTGCATGGGAATATACTTGGGATCAAAACAAAATTCTATTAGAGTTTCGTCTCTGCCGTCTGTGGCTTCGTGTGTTCGCATATTATTAACGAATTCTTTGGTCCAACAACTTATTCCGCCATTACCGTACATCAGTCCGTTAATGTGATTACGAGCTTTCCATCTAAACACACAGTCATGATTACTGTCGTCCAACTTAAGTTGAAGATTAAAAAATTCAGCGTCTGGTATATTGTCACCATCGATTAACACAAATCTTTCAGTGTCACTGGTCGCGGCTGCTGCTTTATGTGCAGCATCGCTGCCTTTTATTCCATCAACCCGTTTAGCCCATGGAATTAAATTTTGAATCTTAATCCAAAACTCTTCTTTTCTTGGCTCGTCGTAGGTCAAGAATATGCAGTCGAGGTCAGCAATATCAACGATTTTTGTAGTCATAGTGTTCTACATCTTTATAAGTTTCATTGTCTTCTAATATTAGACCGGGATTATTTGCCACTGTTTTAAACCCTGTTTGACTTTTTTCAAGTTGCGGCGTTTGCGCGGCATTGTCTTTTCTAATTGTAGTTTTATTATTACGGACAATGTACTTGTGTAATTCTGCAACTACACTTTTATAAGTATCCTCATCTACTATGATATAATTGCCGGTAAATCCATACATCTCTGCATCTTTTACAGTGGGAGATGTGGCTGTGATATTGCCAGACTCGTCATAATATATCCGATATTCGTATTCAATTGGCGCAGGTTTATCTATTAAACCCAACTCGTCTAATTGTCTAATTATTTCTTCCAGCGTGGTATCTTCATTAACTGTTATAGTAGGTTCGTTCATATTCATTTATTAATTCCTCTGTTACATAAGATTTATCATAGTAATGCACTGGACTATATTGATTTAGATTATGAATATTAATCATATGATTATCTCTATAATGCAGCACTATGTCTTGCCAAGATTGATCTGTATTACCCCATCCGTTGATGCCGGGTTTTAAATGCACAAAATTAATGAAATCCATGGTAGGTATGGTACACAGTTCGACGCCTATAGTTTTTGCTGTTAAAGCATATAGTACGTCAGTGCTAGGCGTGTCTTCTCGACAATTTTTTAAAACATTGTCTCTAAAATAGTCCCAATTTCTTAAAATTCGTTGAGCTGTTAAAAAGAAGTCACTGGCCACTTTGCTATACCTAAAATACATCAAACCATTGTAAATGTCTGGTAACTCGTTGTCATCAAAAAATTTTCTATAAAGTCTCGATGTAGATAATTCTTGTCGATAAGTTCTACAACCTGTGCTTAATACGACGTCTCGCAGTCTGAATGCATTCCACCAATGATCGATATTTCTGGTGAATAACAAATCGCTTTCTAGTTTAATAGTTTCTTTAAACGGACTCAGTGAAAAAACTTGATATTCATTAGATAGTTTCCATGTACTATCTTTGTTATTTTCGTCATAGGGAATTTCAATTATATGATCGAATACTTTTTTATGTTTATCTGTGATTTGATCAATGGTATTTTTATCGCAGATTACTGCATACTTGGCAGTTGGATGCAGGCTTTTTACATTCATTGCTTGACAGTACGCAAGTCTAAGATAATCTACCTTATCTGTATTTTGTGCAAATGTTACAAACCCTTTAGTCATTGCAGATTCTTTCTACAAAATTTTTGAATTGATCCGACAATAGATAGTTTTTATCCATGATATGTAAATTTTGTCTGCTGATCACATCTGCTCGACTATTATACTTGACCGTTAAAAATTTATTTTTAAGATCAATTGACTCGATAGTGTCTTCTATAGTCAGCATTGGCCACGGTATACTTTGTTCAGGAGTCAGGGCATGACCATTTAGAATGATATTGGCCATACTAAACGCAAAATCGTTTCTGTAATTTGTTTCTCTGACAGCAAACAAACTTCTGTAATATCCGTAATTTCGTTGTATGCGACCCACTAAATCGAAAAACATTTTAGCTCTTGCGGTTTTTCGAAATAGTACTACAGTAGCCCAAACCATTGGCAAACTCGCAGGTCCCATTTCATCTATATTAAGTGCTTGAGGAGTCTGCATGTTATACATTAATCTATAATCAAAAGGTTGATCGAGTAACTTTATCAAACTATTGTCGAGCATCAAATAATCTGTGTCTATTAGAATAGTTTCATCATAGGGGCTGAAGTCGAATGCTCGATATCTGTCAAAATTTTTCCATTCGTATACTTGTTGATCCTTAGAAAATCTAACGTTGCCAGTTTTACTGTCAACACGAATTATTTGATCATAATCAAATTTTAATTCAGCATCTACGTCAGTAACAATAGTCACAGGAAGTCCCAATATACGATTGACCAATCTGCTGGTTTGATCTGCAATTTCGGTGTACTTAACTTTTTGACTATTAAAAGCAAATACCAGTACACCTTTAGATTTTTCTAATTCGCTTGAGCTCTTCATGTTGTTGATGCCATTCATTCATTACACTTTGGTAGTGCTGTCGAGCCTTTGTTAAAAAAGATTGTTTATCTAGTTTAATTGGGTTCAAATAGATATCTTCTATGTATAATACATCCTCGGGCCACGTTGCTACAAATGCCAATAACTCCGGATTTATTTTGAACAATCCGTTTTCATAGGGCAT